TTAAAAAATAACGGTGCTATGGGTCAATGGACATTGTTCTTTTTAGCTGTTCTGGTAACGTTGATAGCAATACAATCCATTTTGGAGTTGTTTTAAATGGCTCAGTTACCAGATCCGGGCAATCCCGCAGAAGTCGCACGGGCGGCACTGGGTGGCATAAAAGAAGCCATCAAGGTAGGTCGGGAGATAAAGGAAGTCGGGAAGGAAATGAACACCTTCCTCGACGAGGAGGCCCGCGCACGCGTGGCATGGCGCAAGAAGCAGCAAGAAGTACAGCGGCGTGGGGACATGATGTACATAGATGCCATCAACGAGTACCGAGTGCTTTACAACATCCGCAAGAACAAGGAAGAAGCATTCAAGGCAATTGAAAAAGAGTTTGGCAAAAAGGCGGTAAGCGAAGTACAGGACTTGGAAGTGCGATTACGCAAGGAGCGTAAAGAATTGCAAAAGGACTTTGACTCAGACCGTGGCCAGACAAGGCGTGAATGGTTAATTATTGGACTTCTGGGGTTGTTGATTTACGCAGTGCTTAAACTGACAAAGGTGTGGTGATGGAAAAAAGCGCAAAAGAACTAGCCAGCAAAGTTATCGGAATTATTGGAATTCCAGCTATCGTGCTCATGGTAGGTATGGTGATTTATTCAGCCATGCAGCTTTCAGCCGAGGCGCTGACTCCGATTGTGGGTATGGCTTCTGGCGTTATTATGGCGCTGATTTCAATGATTGCTGGAATCACCGGCACCAAGGACAAAGAAGAGAAACCTGAGTTTCAGGTTATTCAAAACCTGATTGCCCGCCTTGATCAGAAAGAACCCCCGATGCGGGTGGATGTGGAGGACGGGAAAGTCACTGTCCGTAAAGGTGACGACACCATAAATATGGAAGGAAAATAATGTTTCCGATTGCCGCACTGCTTGATGTTGGAATGAAGGTTCTGGACAAAGTTATCCCTGACCCAGAAGCCAAGGCTAAAGCGCAAGTTGCATTGATGGAGCTTCAGCAAAAGGGCGAACTGGCCCAGCTTCAGGCCGACATGAACGAGCAGGACAACCTGACCAAGCGGATGGAGGCCGACATGAAGTCGGACTCTTGGCTATCCAAGAACATCCGCCCGATGACGCTGGTGTTTATTTTGGTGACCTATACCGCTTTTGGGCTGATGTCGGCTTGGGACTTGGAGGTCAACAATAACTATGTGGAATTGCTTGGCCAGTGGGGGATGCTGATCATGTCCTTCTATTTTGGTGGCCGGACGCTGGAAAAGATTATGGATATGAAAGCTAAGAAATGAACCCAACCGATAAACTTTCGGAGCACTTTACCTATGAAGAACTTACTCGCTCGGATGCAGCAGCTCGGCTCGGCGTTGAAAACACGCCTAATGACGCTGAAATCGAAAATCTCAAACGCTTGGCAGAACTTCTTGAAGAAGTTAAAAAAGCGGTAGGTGGCAAGGCGGTCATGATCAACTCTGGCTTTCGGTCTAAGCCGGTCAATGATGCTGTGGGATCGAAAGATTCTTCCCAACACCGGCTTGGCTGTGCGGCTGACCTCCGAGTTCCGGGGATGAAGCCACGGGAGGTGGTGGAAGCCTGCATGACCGCTAAAGTCCCTTTTGATCAGATCATCCTTGAGTTTGATTCTTGGACGCACATTTCAGTCCCGAACACACCTCAGATGCAGCCTAGAGGCCAAAAGCTGATAATTGACAAACAGGGAACAAGGGCATTTGCATGATGTTCAATATTAAAGGAGAAGTGTAAAATGGCTAAAGAAAAAGCTGTTTGGGAAAAGCAGCGCCCAAAATCGCTAGGAAAACCGAAGGCTCTGTCGCCGCAGAAAAAAGCGGCAGCTAAATCAAGAGCTCGTGCGGCGGGTAGACCATACCCGAACTTAATCGATAATATGGCGGTTGCTAAGAAAAAATGACTACAGCTGCAGTGATGACGTATGACTCTTTAGTAGATGATATTTCTACTTACTTGGAGCGTACCGATCAGGCTACCCTAGATAAGATCCCGACATTCATTATGCTGGCGGAGCAGGTAATTGCCGCTGAGATTAAATTCTTAGGCAACTTGACGGTCCAGCAAAGTACCATGGTGGCAACACAACCAGTTATAGATAAGCCCGCCAGATGGCACAAAACGGTATCTATGAATGTGGTTGTGGCTGGAGAAAGACAGCCTATTTTACTTCGTAAATACGAGTACTTACGTGAGTATTGGCCTAATGCAACTGACACAGGCGTGCCTAAGTTTTACTGTGACTACGATTATACGCATTGGTTGATTGCGCCAACTCCGGCACAAGCTTACAGTTTTGAAGTTCTTTACTATGAAAGAATTCAGCCTTTGGATTCTTCAAATCAAACTAACTGGTTTACGATCTACGCGCCGCAGGCTTTATTATATGGCACTCTTTTACAAGCCATGCCTTTTCTTAAGAATGATGAACGTATTCCGATGTGGCAGTCCCAATATGACAAAATTATGCAAGTCTTAAAAGTTGAAGACGTAACACGTATTGGTGATCGCCAAGCCACTGTATTGGATTCATAATGAGCTATAACTCGCCTTTTACCGGTAATGTGATTCAGCCAACCGATGTTGCCTATCGTTCAATTACCCTGTCGGCTAATCTTCAGCTTGAGTGGCCGATTAACGGCAACGCCACAGATGACTACGCGGCCAGAATTATGCAGGTCACGGCCTCAAGCGCAGGTCTTAGCCTTTACATGCCTCCGGCCAATCAGACCTCGGTGGGCAACGATGCGCTGATTCGAAACATCGGTGCGGAGACCTTTACGGTCAAGGATTACGCCGGCGCCAATACGATTGTTAGCGTCCCGGCCGGGCAGTCCCGTTATATTTATATCACCACCAACGCCACCACTCAGGGCACTTGGGGCAACATCGCCTTCGGTGCGGGAACCTCGAGCGTTGATGCCGGAACCTTAGCCGGATATGGCCTTTTGGCAAGTGGAAACACCTTAAATCAGTCTCATCCGGTCACAACGATTTCATCTAATTACTCTGTCGATGACACAGATCGAGCTCAGACATTGGTATGGACAGGCGGTGCGGGTACTTTCACTCTGGCATCAGCAATTACCCTAGGTAATAACTGGTTTACGGTTGTCAGAAATGGTGGAACTGGAACCCTTGCAGTAACTCCGGGTGGTGGTCAATTAATTAATGGACAGGGTTCACTTGACCTCCAACCTTCCGATTCTTGCTTTGTAATCTCTTCAGGTACGGCTTTTTATTCAATAGGTATCGGTCGATCAACGGAATTTAACTTTACTCAGCTAACCAAAGCGGTGACGACAGGAACCTACACTTTAACGCCTACTGAAGCTTCTAACGTTATTCAAAAATACACAGGCACATTAACCAACAATGTGACTGTAGTTTTGCCTCAAACCATTCAAGTGTACTACATCACTAATCAAACTGATGGTACAGGCTCAAACTTTACAATTACATTTACAACTGGAGCATCAGGCTCAGGTACCGCTATTGTTCCGGCAGGGCAGCAGGTTATTCTACTTTGTGATTCAGTAAATCTTTTAAATGCTTCAACGATTGCCGCAGGAACTGCAAGTCTTTCTATTGCAAATGGTACGGTTGGTGCGCCATCTTTGTCTTTTGCTTCTGAGTCTAATACCGGTGTGTATCGTCCTGCAGCTGGTCAGTTTGGTATTAGTATTTTAGGCACACAAAGATTAAATGTTACTGCCACAGGCGTATCAGTAACGGGTACAGGCACATTTAGTAGTGGTGTACTTGGTGGAACTTTCTAATGACACAAAAAGTATTTGCATTAGACACACTACCAGGCATTCAACGAGATGGTACTGTATTTGATAAGCAGTACTACAATGATGGTCAATGGGTAAGATTTCAACGCGGGCGGCCTAGAAAAATAGGTGGCTATCGTGTTATTTCTAATGATTTATTAGGCCCATCACGTGGTATTTGGGTTAACGCTCAGAACGCTTTCAACTTCATCTTTTCCGGATATTCTGACGGACTTCAAGAACTTGTAATTGACGACAATGGCGTAGGGGCTGGGCTTACTAATTTTACGCTATCTAATTTTAGCGCGTCGTCTTTAAACATGTGGCAATTTGATGGCTTTTATGATGTAGGCGGAGCCGGTGTTAATACGCTTTTAGCGCATCCTGGACAAAATCTTGCAGCAATTGACAATACTACAAATACTCCAGTTTTAATTGGTGATATTAGCGGCTCAACAATGAGTCAAATTGGAGTCTTTACGGCCTCAGTTACCACTGTAAATGGCTCGCCTAATCTAACATTGCCATCAGATAATTCTTTAATTGGGTCAGGCCAAACAGTTACCGGCACAGGCATTCCTGCCAGTACAACTATTATTTCAGTATCTGGCACTACGGTTGTAATGTCGGCCAATGCAACGGCTTCGGGGTCAATAACAGCAACTTTTAATAACAACGTTTCAGTATCTGGAGGTGTTGTTACACTTCACCCGTATGTATTTGTCTATGGCAATAACGGGTTAATTAGAAATTGCTCAGCAGGAAATGCTCAAAATTGGGTAGGTGCAGACGCCAATGAAGTCAACGTCGCAACAGGCAAAATAGTACAAGGTTTGCCTGTGCGAGGCGGCTCCAACGCGCCATCAGGTCTTTTTTGGTCACTAGATTCTTTGGTTCGTGTATCATACGCACCGCAGTCTTTAGGTGTTGCAGGAACTGCCAATTTTGCAGCGCCTACATTTTGGCGATATGACATCATTTCATCACAAACATCTATTATGTCATCGCAATCAGTCATCGAATATGATGGCATTTATTATTGGTGTGGCGTTGATCGATTCCTACTCTACAATGGCGTGGTCAAAGAAATTCCTAATCAAATGAATCAAAACTGGTTCTTTGATAACTTAAATTACACGCAAAGACAAAAAGTATGGGTAACCAAAGTGCCTCGTTACGGCGAAGTTTGGTGGTTCTATCCACGTGGAAATTCTACGGAATGCAATGACGCTATTATCTATAACACACGTGAGAATGTTTGGTATGACGCCGGCCAAGCTTTAGGCTCCCGTAGATCAGCAGGCTATTTTTCACAAGTTTTTACTTTCCCGGTTGAGGCCGATTGGCAAACACTTCCGCAAGAAACTTTATTAACTGAGTCAATGACCTACATAAGCGGGTTTGACAAGATCGCTTTAAATACTTATTACACCGAATTAAAAACCAACTTAGTAGTTACAGGTGATGATATTCCTGCAAATACAATTGTGACTAATATTCAGTCTAGTGGTATTAAAACTTTAGGGTCAATCACACCAGGCTCAGGGTATGCCAATGGTAGTTATACAGATGTTCAGTTAACTGGAGGCTCTGGTGATAGCGCAACTGCCGATATAACTGTTGCTGGAGGTGTAGTAACTACGGTTACCTTGGTGGAATATGGCGCTGCTTATGAAGTAGGAGATGTTTTATCAGCTGATGATGCCGACCTTGGAGGTTTGGGTGGGGCAGGATTTTCGATTCCAGTAAATGCTCTTTATGTAATGGTTCTTACTTTATCAAATGCACCAACCGCGTCCGATACTGCTGATTTGACTTTCAGTACTCCTGAAAATCGAATTGAAGTCTATCAGCATGAAATTGGGGTAGACGCCATTAATGGTCAGAATGTAACTGCTATTGAGTCTTATTTTGAGACTAATGACTTAGGTTGGGTATCCGGTGGACCATCGCAGCCAACTATGGATGGGCTAAATAGATGGCTTAGACTTGAACGTGTTGAGCCAGATTTCTTACAAAATGGACAAATGAGCTTAATTGTTACCGGCCGTCCATACGCGCAAATTGCAGATCAGCCATCAAATCCGTATTATTTTGACCCGAATACGGGTAAAATTGACATGAAAGAACAACGTCGTGAGTTACGACTTAAATTTATTTCCAACATTGTTGGGGGCAACTATCAATTGGGTCGTGTGATTTTAAACGCAACAATCGGCGATTCGCGAGGCTACTCATGAGCACAACAATTGTTGGTGGCATACCTCTTGTATATGATCCGCGATTTCATAGCTGGGATTCATGGGCGTCTCTTATGGTTGAAGCTTACGCGCCACAGCAATTATCAATTCCTAGCGGAGAAGATGCTTGGAAACAATGGGCGCAAGGGCTAAAAGCAATTGACATATTTACAAATGAAGCAATTCCTGGGCCTGATGGATTTGATAGCTGGCAAGATTGGACTGCAGCTTTAGTTAATGCTATTAATAGATCTCAAAATATATCATGAAACCATCTGAAATTATTAGAGCTGACGCCATTGAACGAAAGTTAGATCCTGACTTTGTGCTACGTAATATTGATGTTTTGCTACGCAATAAAGACGCAATTATGCTGCAAAAAAATGACTCAATTTTAATTGTGCAAAAGTTACAAGGCAACAATGCAACACTGCATTTATTTACCGAAGACAGTCCACTTGCTTTAGCAAAAGCAATTACGTATTTTATGCAAGTTATTAAAGAATCTGATTTGCGAGCAGTTTATGGAAAAACAGATAATGATGAAATTGTTTCTCTAATGCGTCGAATTGGCGTTCCGGTTGCAGAATCTGATAAACCGGGCTATAACTGGATGGCTTTTGTATGAAATACAATCACTTTTCACTATTACCTGAGCATGCTTTTCAGCCACGCTGTGGCCGCTTCGGCATGACCTTAGAAAGTGGCGCAGCTGATTTTGTTGGCGACGTGTTTGAAGGCGTTGGAAACGCCATCGAAGATGTTGTTGATTTTACTGGCGATGTCGTTGAAGGGGTTGTTGAGGGTGTAAGAGATGTTGGTAGCGATATTGATGACTTTGTAAATGACGAGATTCCTGGTGGTTGGGGCACTGTTGCAGCAGTTACTCTTATGGCAACAACTGGTGTACCTACAGACTTTGGAGCAAGCGCAGCAGGCGCAGCTGAGGCAGGAACTGCAGCTGGCTTAGGTGCCGCCGATGCAATTACAGCCGCTGAATGGTTTGGTGGTACTGGAGCAGCTACTTCTCCAGGGGCAATTTTTGGAAGTGCCGCGCCGTCAGCTGCCGCTGCAACTTTAGGTTTAGATGAGCTTGCAAATATTATTCCTGAAATTGGTTTTACACCAACAGACCCTATAATACCTACAGCTGTCGATGTTTTACCTGGGTACGCAACACCAGAAAATGTTTTTGAATATGGATTTACACCGACAGACCCAATAATACCTACAGCTGTCGATGTTTTACCTGGGTATGTACCTAGTGGTGCTGAAATCATTGATCGTAGTATTCCATTTGATCCAGTAGCATATGAACAATTTGGTGGCGTAAGTGGCGCGTTAACTGGTTTGCGTGATCTTGCGTCTGCAGGACTACAAACGGTTACACAAAATCCATTAGAAACACTTAGAGTTGCCAATACAGCTAATAATCTTTATAACGCTTTAACTGCTGACCCAACCATACAAACAAATAGATTTCCTAGCAATTTTGCAGGATCAGTTTTACGTAGTCCACTTGGTATGGGAACACCTGTATCAGGTGGATTGCCTGGTAATTTAGAAGCGCAAGCACTTGCCGCAGCTCCTGTAACTACAACACCGCCATCGCCTATGAACCTCATACAACTTAAACAACTTTATCCACAGCTTAGCACGGTAGACCCTAAGCTATTGCAAATGCTAACCAATAGAGGTGGCAGTACAACGCCAAGCTACTATACATATGGCGCAGGTGGCGAATCACCTACAGGTGAAAGAACTGCTCTATCTTTAACAGCATCAGGCGGACTGCCTACAGCAGGATACCCGTCAATTGCTACGGATAGAGACTCAGCAAGATCTCGCTTAGCAGGTGAAATTCCTGGCTATATGTCAACAAATCCATTATCAACTGCAGGTTTAAGTATGTTGGCTGGCCGTTCACCGTATGGTTTTGCTAAAGGCGGTCAAGCCCATAACCCTGAGTTTATTACTGGCGCAACTGGACACTATGTGCAAGGCAGAGGCGATGGTCAATCGGATGAAATTCCTGCCATGCTAGCAGATGGAGAATACGTATTTGACGCTGATACTGTTGCTGCTTTAGGAAATGGCTCAAGCAAAGCGGGGGCTGCAACACTTGATAAGATGCGAGAAAATATTCGCAAGCATAAACGCTCTGCATCGCATAAAGACATACCCCCAAAGGCTAAGTCACCCTTAGCCTATATGAAAGGTTAATCATGGCCGAGATTACACAAGGCTCACCACTACCCAGTATTACCACATCACAGCAGCAGATTACCGCTGCGCCTAATTGGTATACTGATTATTTAAGTGGCTTAGCACAACAAGGCGCGCAAGCAGGTCAAGGTGCTCAATTTGTTGGCGCAGCACCTTTACAACAGCAAGCATTTAATCTTACTGGCCAACAAGTAGGCGCCTATACACCTACACTGCAACAAGCAACCAATTTAGCTTCTCAAGCTGGTACTGCAGATATTGCGCAAAATGTTGCCAATTTTATGAGTCCTTATACTCAGCAAGTTGTTGAGCAATTAGGAACAATTGGCAGGCGTAATATTCAAGACATTTTGGCCCCACAAGCAACTGCAGCCGCAGTAGGTAGTGGTCAGTTTGGATCTACACGAGGTGCTCGAGTATTAGGTGATGTAATTAATAGAGGTTTGTCAGATCTTACGGCGGCGCAAACTCAAGCATTGCAAACCGGATATAGTCAAGCTTTAAACGCTGCGCAACAACAACAGGCAAATCGGCTAATGTCTAGCCAATTGTTAGGCAATTTAGCGCAAACTGGACAAGGTTTAAATTTAGCTGACGTTAATGCATTGTCTACGCTTGGTGCACAGCAGCAGCAAATTGGTATGGCTGAGCAGTTATTTCCTTTGCAAGTTGCAGCACAGCAAGCTGGATTGCTTAGAGGCTACACCATTCCTACGTCGGTTGCCTCGACTTATACGGGGCCAATTCCTGGCGCGTACAACGCATCACCCTTGCAACAGATTGCAGGCATTACGTCATTGCTTGGAGGATTAACCACCCCAGGCGCAGGCGGAAATTCGCCCTTACAAAATATTATTGGTCAAATTGGAGGTTTATTTCCTAGCTTTGGTGGCGGTAGTAGTGGTGGTGGTGGCAGCACTGCCAATGAACCATTTGAGTTTCCTGGCATTACTTATTTACCTGGTGGTGGCTATCAAACAAGTTTAGGTGACGTAATTAATGATTTTGACTACTCTAATTTATTTTAAGGCATAAACCATGGCTGCACTTCCTACTACATTGCCAGCGCCGCCTACAGGTTTAGGTGGCGACGAAGCCGCAAGAAAAGAGTATTTTGACGCGTTAGATAAAACGTTGCAAGCGTTAGAAGCTCGTGCAACACGTGGGCCTAATCTATTTAAATTGGCAGGTGCATTTTTTGATCCAGGCCGTACTGGAAGTTTTGGCGAGGCAGTTGGCAGAGCTGCCACTTCGGCAGGCGAAGACATACAACGTCAAGGTGAAATGGAATTGCCTATTGCGCAGGTTAGAGCGCAGCTTGCAGGACAAAAATATCAAGTTGCCAATGAGGCTAAAGCTCTTGATCTTGTATCTAGCGTATTAGGCGCATCACCTGCACAAACAAATCAAGTTATTAGTTCAGGTCAAATGCCACCTGATATGGTGAGCAAGATTACACCAGGGTTAGTCATTGCGGTTAATAAACTAGATCCTAAGCTTGGTACATCACTTAAGCAAGTGTTTGACATGGATATCGAACGGCGCAAGTTGATTAATGATGATATTAAAAATGGTCTTAGCGTAACAGATTTAATTGCTAAATACGGGTCTGGTGTAGTTGCGTATTTACCTGAAAATGTAAAAGTACCTGGACAGCAATCGCAAGGGGCGCCAGGGGTCTCTGGTACAACTCCAGCAGGCACACCTGCTTCAGGTATGTCCACAACTACGCAACCTGTAGTAACAGCACGCCCTGTTGTTACGCCAACCAGTGGTGATGCGGGTTTACCATTAGGCGCACAAGCCGATGTTAGAAAACAACGTGCATTAGATATTGATAAGCCATTTCTTGATCAACGTACTGCAATTAACGCATGGACGCCGTCGGCGGTTTCTAACAGTGATCGCACGCTTCGTGAGTTGTATATGATTGCCGATAAACGGCCAAATATATTTGGTCTTATGATGGAGCAAGGCATATTATCTGCTGCGCAAACAGCTGCGCAAGAAGGCGTGCAAACGCCTCGCGGCAGTATATCACTGCCTGTACAAAAAGCATTAGAAAAATTAAGACTTAAACCTGAAGATCAAGAAATATTGCGTCGTGCATCGCAGCTTATGGCTGAGCAATTCTTTGAAAACGCCAAAGCTAATAAGTCTATTTTAGGCCCACAAATTTCAAACGCAGACGCGCAATTTATGCAACGTCCTATGGCTACACCAGAAGACTCAGCTGCCAATATTAAGTATTGGGTGCAGCAGCATATTCTTAT